CCTTATTCAGGGGTCCTATCTTCCTGGCGAAGGAACCGATCAGCGATGAGACGACGTATCAAAGGGATAAATCCCGCGATACAAACTATTAGCCTGGAACATCCTTTCGTAGGCTGGGGGGATTGGGTTAGTCCCCCATACCCCGAGCCCGACGGATATAGTGATATATCCGACGAGACTGGACATTCCTTTTGGCAAGAGTGTCTCCATTTTCGCTGTTCGTTCTATCCTACAGGCTCCATCGGTGGTTTGGCCCCACATGGGGACCACACCGGGCTCTCGTCGTCCTCCCAGCATCGATTTACAACCGATGATGCGGGGGCGTTCTGCAAGGAAGCTTTAGAAGCTTCCAAAGACGGCGGCTACTCGGACTGGGTCGCTCATCTGTATGAAACTTTTACAGATCAGTTCCCCGACCAATTCTCAATCGTGAATTCGCTCATAGAGCTGAAACACGGCATCAAGGAGTTTATTCCTTCCATGCAAGATCTGCGTGAAAGGATCTCCAGCAACTACCTCAAGATTCAGTTTGGGATCGCTCCCTTCCTGAGAGATCTTGTGGACTGTTGCACTGTAGGAGATAAATTTCGATCAAGATTGAAATTTCTCCATGAGAATCGGGTGTTCTTTGTAGACCGCAAAGGGCGCGAATCGGAAGATTCGCTCTTAGGCGACCGCATGGTCAATGAATATGACCCTGTGTTCCAGCCACCAAGTGATTATACCGTGATCCCACCGCTAGTTCAACCAGCGGTCCATCACCCCCTCAGGACTAATTTTGAGGAGGAATGGTCAAAGGCAAAACATGTCGCAACCGCTATCATCTCAAACGAGATGGAGGGGTTAGACGATGTTTGGCTGCAAGGTGCAGCTATGCGCGGTATGGCTGGGCTCTCCAATCCGCTTCAAGTCGCATGGAACGCTGTTCCATGGACCTGGATGGCAGATTGGTTTATAGACATCGATACGATGTTAGAGCCGTTTGAGATTCAACCCTTTGCAGGACAGCTCAATTTACAACGAGCTTTCCTATCGTCGCGCGTTCGTGTGAAGGGACAGGTGTTCACTGTTTGCCAAACTCTTGATGAAGGGTATGGCGAACCAGGCGAACTACTGTTCCGTTCGTACGAGAGATCTAAGGAGCTTGAGGTGCAGCAAGGCTTCATCTCGCCCAGGTTAGTTGTGCCGTCTTTAAGCGGCACCCAGACAGCCGTGATCCTTGCCCTCATAGATCAGAGGAGTAAGGCGATACCTGACATTGTGTCTTTATACAAGAAGTATAAAGGCAGAAAATGAAGGTATACACATAGAGGTTAAACGAACCTCCTCTATGTGCTGGCTGTAAGGTCATTAACATAGTCGAAAGGAAGTAAACGCATGGCGTTTCCAGATGATCTCGTCCTTAAGGACGCGACCCCTACGGCGAGAACGTTCTCGCGTCAATCACAGGAAGCGAATCGCTGTACCTGGATCGACACGAGCACGACGCCGCAGGAACCGAGGATCTTGCGGATTTCACACCGCAAGGAGCCGATCAAGAGTCTTCCTGGAGAATTCCAGGACAGGCATACTATCGAAATCGGAATCACGAAGAAGGATGCCACAACTGGCAAACTCTACACGATGACGGTTTCGAGCAGTATCCAGTATCCCTTGACGGGACCTCTCGTGCGGGCGGACCTCGACCACCTTGTGGCGTTTTACGCAAAAGGAGCAACTCCCGATGCGTTCTACAACACTGTGGTGTATGTCGATAGGTTCCTCCGCTCAGAGCTCTAGGCGCATGGCGCCTACTCCGCCGCCGAAGAAAGCTCGTTGGCTTCCAAAATGGATTCCAGACTGGTTACTTGCAGCTTTAATAGCTCAAGCACCCTGGCTGTACTTCGTTTTGTACCAACAGTGATCTAAGGTGGGCAAATCATCTGGTCAGTATGTGCCTAGAAAGGATAACCGCTATGTGCGGGTCCGATGTCCAAGCATTGCTTGGGCTGGCACACTGCCTATGCGATGACCTCGCTACGATGTTCCCTCACCTCCGGAAGGGGCTTGAACGCGACAAGAAATACATTTCACGTCGCGTGGCCTCCGAAGGCATCAGCTTTCTCACCAAGGTCTTACCGAATTTCGGGAAGGATTTTGATGAGTGGCTGAAGAATGAGGATCTCACTGAAGAGATAGGGTCTAATCCCAGAAATCCGGACAAGCAAGTCTCGGATCTATCGGATAAGCCTTCTACCTTCTCTGAGTACCTTACCCCAAAATTCATAATGGGTGTTAAGGACCTCATTCGGAATGACGGAACGTCAGAGTCTGACCGAGCTACGATTTATCGTTGGGTTCGGCAACTAGCTTACACTTTCTATAAGCTCGAAGTCCCTTTCACAAAGGAGCAATTGGATGAAACCTATTGCAAGTTTGCGTCAGACGACCTCTCGCTTTCGGAAAGTGATGGGCGAATTTCCCAGTTCGAAACTGGGGAAGCTGCTGAACTCATTGGGAAAATTATGGGGAGCTTTAAGGCTCGTCCTCTTTTTCCTAAGCACGGTCCAGGTTCTGTGGCGACGGGTGAGGTAGGGGAAGAAAAGTGGTGTTTTAAGCGAAAGTTTCGCTCATTACACCGCCAGTTCCCCATGTACGATTATTTCGTACCTACCCCACACGTATGGCGGGCAGACACCGGTTATGTCCTCGATTGGTACAAATCCCTTGAGTGTGTTGATTATCCCGAAGCTCGCGTCGTAGCTGTCCCTAAGGACAGCCGCGGGCCTAGGTTAATCAGCGAAGAACCGCTTGAGTTGCAATTTATGCAGCAAGCTTATCTTCGTTTGCTTGTCCCTCATTTAGAGCGACATCCACTCACAAAGGGTTTTGTCAACTTCACCGACCAGAGAATCAATCAGAGAATTGCCCTTCAGTCTTCAAAGACTAAAGAGTTTTCTACTATTGACCTGGCCGATGCGAGTGACATGGTGTCCGACTATCTCGTGTATTTACTGTTTGGTGACAGCATATACCGAGATCTTCGCGCATTGCGCTCACGCACTACCGTGCTCCCCAATGGGACACGGGTCAGACTGAATAAGTTCGCGCCGATGGGAAGCTCTATTTGCTTCCCCATCGAAGCGCTTACCTTTTGGTCTGTGTGCAAGGCCGCTATACGGAAAGCCACCAAAGGTAGCGACGGTGAGGTTTACGTCTATGGTGACGATATAATCGTCCCCACTGAGTATTGCCTCATCGTGTGTAAAGAGCTCGAGTCAGTTGGCCTAAGGGTCAACTGGCGAAAGACCTATTACACTGGCTCCTTTAGGGAGTCGTGTGGTGTTGACGCCTGGAAAGGTTATAATATAACCCCTCACAGGTTACGTCATCGCCCACCATCGCGCCAGACTGATGTGACGCGTCTAGCAAACTGGATCGCAGTGAGTAACTCATTGCGAAAGGACTGCTTCTGCCTTTCTGCCGACTACATATTCAATGTAGTTAGCCGAGTCGCATCTGTGCCCTGGAATATCCAGGGTACGGAGCTGTCGTTTCATGACAGTATAGCATCCTTTGAAACGTTACGGGATCTTAATCAAGATTTCCGGTTTCGCTTCAACCCAGAGAACTGCCAGCAAGAGTGTTTCTGCCCAGCCGTTAGGCAAAAGGCAAAACTCTCGACGCTAGGTGGATGGCCTAGGCTTCATCGGAATCTTCTGATGATGCCCAGGGATCCGTCACATTGGCAGCCACGCAGAGTGGTCTCCGTCAAGCACCGATGGACTAGCGTCAATCGGTCACTCCCCGAGAGGGGAGCTCAGCAAGACGGAAAAGAAGAAGTTTAAAGACTTCTTCCGGGGGAGATCGAGAACCA